TTTTGAAATTTATGGTGAATTTGCCCATTTCAACGGACCAATACAATGAAATTATGGGCCTCGTTTGGTCTGGAAATATCATACCATCGTTGAATAAAACGGGAGCGAAACCCTCCAAATACAATATGCGGAGCATTATACAAATGTTGTTTATGGGTATATCCTTCATCCAATCTCTCGTCCAGCCCATACAAAACGCCCTACATTTGAATAAAATCGATACAACCCTCTATAAGAATGGCGAGCAAATTATCGAAGTTGTAACGCTCTATAATAGGTTTCGGGAGGCATGTATGAAGGAAAAAATTTTCTTTCCGTTTACAAATTCACTGGCATCTATTCCCCTAAATGATCCGCGTATAGCAATTATGTCCGTTCTAGAACATCCCGAATTGTTCCGCGTGGCGCTAAAAGATTTGGCGAAGTTGGAAATTGTCTGGAGAATGTCGCGATGCCCCTATTTACGAATGGCCCAGGTAATTGAAAAGGGAGCCTATCCCCTCTTTAGCGCCCATAACTTTTTCGATCTATCCCTAGGATTTGATGCTGTCGCCTCTTCTGTGAATTTCTCCGCGGCGAGTCCTCATGCCGCCCTTACAGGCCCGAATGGGGGTGGCAAATCGTCCTTCTTGCGGGGAATTCTACAATGTGTGGTCTTGTCCCACACCTATGGATTTGCACCGGCGGATAACCTAATCATTCGTAGATTTTCATGGATATCATCCGGCCTACGCCTTCAGGATGTTCCAGGTAACCTTTCCATGTTTGAAACGGAGGTGTGGTTTGCTTCGAATTTGCTTCGTTACAATAACAAAAATCAGGTTGGTCTCGTTTTATACGATGAACTATTTCACAGCACAAATCCTCCCGATGGTATTCGAACTGCCGAACTATTCTTGAGACAGCTCTGGAAAAAGGCGGGAATCATCAGTATTGTCAGCACACATGTATTTGAACTCGTGGAAAATGCGCCCCCCGAAGTCCAGCGTCTATGCTGCTCGGCGGCAGAACTTCCATCCGGCGATATACAATATTCCTATAATGTCGAAGAGGGTATATGTAAAATCAGCAGTGTGAAGGACATTTGGAAGCGGTTTCAATTGGATCAAACCCCGGCTCCGCCGCGCTCCAAACAGCCCCTTTAATCCTCTTACTTAACAAGAATGGTACCGGAACTGCTCGTGCTTGGATTTATTTTCTTTGTTCTCGTGGGTTCACTCTCGTTTTATTTCTATTCCCGTCTGCTATACGTCGAGCGAAAGCTGAACCTTTTGGAGACGATTCTGCTCGATATTAAGATGACGATGGAGATGGAGGATGCGCCCCATCATCAATTGAACACAAACTTTCATGGTAACCCTGGGCAGCATGTGCCCCCGATCATTATCGAGGATGTATCGGGCACGCCTCTAGAGGTTTCGACGAAGGAGCAGGCTGATTTCTACAATCAGGTTCTCGAGTCCACGCCCTCTGTAGTTGCCGAGGATGTGGTCGTTCCCGTGGAAACAAAGCCCGACTATGACTCGATGACCCGAGAGGAGTTGGTGGCTCTTGCAGAGAAGCGGGGGCTCCGCCTGACGAAGGGGATCAGGAAGCCGGCACTCGTGTCCCTGATGCGAGAAGCGGACAAGAATAGTTCTAACGACCATGAAACAGGAAAGGGCGATGGAGTTACAGGAAATTTGGAACGATCTGGTGAGGGTGCTCCTCTTGATATGGTCGAAACTGATACACTTTCCATGGAAGGCTCCGCATGAACTTCTGTGGTGTAAGGAGAGCATAGAAGGATGGATTCAAAACTATTCCGCCTACCCACTTCTCCCGACCTTTTCCGCGATGTTCAACAGGCTCGCCCGGCCGATATTGGGCGAATTGGAAAATCCCAACAACTTCCTGCCCCCGACATCCGCTTCCCTGGCTGGGCGGGTCCCATGGCGGACGCACGTCTGGTGACGGATTACTCCTCGCACTGCTCTGGGAATATTCCAACCGGGCGCCAGTATGCCACGAAAGAGTGGATGCAGAAGCATGCCGTCGATATTATTGCCCTTTCTCGCCAACGCCAGTCGAATTACACTGGGGCAATTTATCCGTTCGATACCTCTGTAGAACCACCTCCGGCGGCTGAGGTGGCGTGCCGGCCGGATTCATGTACTATCAAATATACGGGGCAGCCTGGGGGTATCGGTATGGCCCGGCGCGAGGCTGTTCCCGAATTGTTTGGAACATACCAGGAACTCTCGCCGACACCGGCGCCATCTCCGCGCGTGGCACTGACAACTCAGTATGAGGGTGGGCGTAATACTCCGCGTGGCCAAGTTAGCGCCTAAGCAATCCGTGCTCTATAATAGCATATGTCATCACCTAAGAAGGTATTGGCATTTGATATTGGTATACGGAATTTGGCGTGGTGTCTCATGGATCGCACAGAAACATCATGGGGGGTCCATGGATGGAACAACTACGATCTTCTGGCTGGGGAATCGACACAGGATGCCAAAAATCGGGAAAAACTGGCATGCCATCAATGTGGTAAGAAGGCCAAATACCAGAGTGGGGGGAAAATGACATGTGTGAAGCACTGCCCTCCGGGTAAACCGGCCCTACATGATCTGAGTGGGGCACTTTTGACGAAAATACCTACATGTAAGGTGCTGGAGAAAATGTTGAAGCCGAAGCAAAAGAGCCGTGCCGGGTATCTCCATCAGCTGGAAGAGAGGTTTTCACTTCCTATTGTAAATGCCAAAGCCACGAAGGCAAAAACGGAAGATATTGCTTCCTTGCACAATTCCATGCAGAAATTCGTGGATGAACATAAGACCCTGTTTCAATCTGCAACACATATCTTCTTGGAAAATCAGCCAGCCTATAAAAATCCCACAATGAAATCGGTCCAGATTCTTCTATTCGCCACACTCCGCGAACGTCTTTTTCCGGCCACACCCTTTGTAGGATTCATTCATGCCGGGAATAAAGTGAAGGGGGCCACCGGGTACGCTGATCGAAAAAAGGGATCGGAGATCCGGATTCAGCAATTTTTGGAGAAAGAAACAATTCACGAAAAGGAAATTTGGAAAAAGGTTTTGGCAGAAAATCAAAAGAAGTCTGATTTGTGCGATGCAATGTGTATGTGTATTGATCGGTTGAACATGGAATAAACCCCCCGAGAGTTGTGCGGGAACTTCCATCTAAAAAGACCGAGCCATAGCAAAGAAGAATGAGTGCATCACTCTATGAAATGGAGAATGTCGCCCGGAATATGGGTCCGCCGGAGAGTCTCTTAAATGATATTGCTGCCATGCCCGACTTGACAGATGCAAGTGATGCTCTTGGCCTGAATATGTTGATGAATTCTGGGAGGGGTGGTGGGGGTGGTGGGGGTGGCGGGGGCGCCCCTCCGGCAAGAAATTTCGTGGTGGACACATCTTTTCCCTCGGGCCCCAGGTCTGGAGGCCTAAACGATATTGAAATAAGTTCATTTGATACTATGGAACCAATCACTCTAAATTTGGGAAGCGGGGCGTTGAACGGCCCCTCTGCTCCCGTCGAAATCGAGTTCACAAAAGCCTCAAATGATAATACGAGTTCCGTCTTTTCCGGATCAGGCGGTCTTTTTTCCAATACCCAGACGGCGTCTGGCCCTCTAAATACACTCAGCCCGGCCCCCTCCACGCGCCTTTCCCCCGAGGAGGAGCGAAAGGAGAAGACGGAATATATCAATAAGCTCCAGCGCCTGGAGAGCAGGGGACTCACGCCCTCGCGCAGATACACCATGGACAACACGTTAGATGAGATTAAACAGGAATATAATCGCCTGGTGGATGCACGAAATCTGGAGACGAGTATCAAGTTTCAGCGCCAGATGTTGGTGGGGGCCGTGACGGGTCTTCAGTGGATGAATGACAAGTTCGATCCTCTTGATCTTCGTTTGGAGGGTTGGTCTGAGTCGGTACATGAAAATGTCGAGGATTTCGATGAGATTTTTGAGGAGCTCTATGACAAGTATAAGGAGCGCGGAAAGATGCCGCCCGAGGCGCGTCTTGTTATGGCCCTTGCAGGGAGTGGATTCATGTGCCACGTGAGCAACACATTTATGCGCTCTCGTATGCCTTCCATGGACGATGTTCTCAAGCAGAACCCCGACATGGCGCGGCAGTTTGCAGCGGCTGCAGCGCGCCAGGCTGGCCCCGGTTTTGGAAACTTCATGTCGATGGCGATGGGGGCGGAGGCGCCTCCTCCGCAGGCTCCTGCAGGACAAACCACGGGGGCCTTCTTCGGGTCATCCGCCCAGCCGGCCGCGCCGCCGATGGCACAGGTCCCTCGCCCTGTCGCGGCAATGGAGCCGCCCAGAGCGACTGCTCGTCGTGAGATGGCCGGTCCGTCGGGTGTAGAGGATATTCTGCGCACCTTTGAGCAGGTGCAGAAGACGGATGCAATGCCGGAGGCACAGCCGGCAATGACCGCCGTTGATATGCAGAGTGTGGGGACGGATGATATTGGAAGCATGGGTGGATCGCAGGCGGGTGGGCGCCGTGGGCGTCGTCGTGCGCCTCCCACGGGAAATACGTTGAGCCTGAATGTGTAAGGGATTGATTTCATAATATTCGTAAAATACACTAAAAGTGTATTTTGTGAATATCAAATAAAAATAGAGTTTGTGCTCACTTACCGCGGAGTACTTAAATTAAGTACTCCGCTCTAATGGCTAGAATGATAAGATAAAGTGACTCCAATGACATAAGGCCACTCTGTGGCCTTATACATGGGGAGTACTTAACTTAAGTACTAGACGTTATCCTTAGGAATTTCTCGAACATCAATTCCAATATGGATATCTTCTGTGTCAATATGTTTCTGCTGTTCTTCAATAGAATAGGTGCAGTCGTAAGTAAATCCTCTCAGTAGCATCGAAAATTGCGATCCATCCGCCTTTTGAAATACAAAAGTGTGACGATCGAAGGAGTCTAAGTGATCTGTAAGAGGCCACTTGCCTGTCACCAGTGTCACAAGCATATCCTTTGTAAGGAACTCTGGTATGGTATAATCTTGATCATACTCCATTTCATATACCTTAAACGTAAGTGGCTGTGTATTGACTAATCTAAAGCGGACCAAGGACATTCTTTGAGATTCTTAGACCAGTGCTCATTTTAAATTGCCGTTTTTAGTAAGGAGCAATGGTGGGACAACAACACTCTTCCGATTATAAACTAACGGCTATAAAGCATTATGAAAAATCAGGTAATCTGACTGAAACCTGTAGAGTATTTCATTGTTATAGAAAAACTCTAAAGTTGTGGTATGATAAATACAAGGCTACTGGGAGTATTACAAGAAAA